GCGCCATCTGCGTGATCTGCCGGCCGAGCAGATCGATTTCCTTGTAGTCGCAGCCCTCTTTCTTGTCCTTGGCGATGAGCTGGACCATGCGGGCTTCAAGCGCGGTCTCTACCCGCTCGACTACCGGCGCATCGTCCCACTTGTCGCGGGTCTTCCAGCTGTGCACCGTGGTGCGCTTTTCGCCCAGGTGCTTTGCAATCGACGTGACGCGCCACCCTTGGAAATACAGGGATTTCGCAAGGCGTCGCGGCTCCAGATCGTTGGCAATTTCTAACATGCCGCCATGCTGAGGGAATTTCCCGCGCGCGCGTGAGAGTGGCGTATGTACCTGAGATCGTTACGGTTTCTGCGCGTTGCCCGCTGATCGCGTCGGGGCCACCATGGCAACACCTGACCCGAACATCATCTGACCCGAACTCCACCAGCGAGCACACCATGCCCACCCCGACCCCGAAATGGTTCACCGTCGCCACCGAAGGCCAGACCACCGATGGCCGCGTCATCGAGCGCACCTGGCTGCAGCAAATCGCCGAGACCTACAACCGTAAAACCTACGGCGCTCGCGTCTCGATCGAGCATCAACTGAGCATCTACCCTGGCAGCATGTTCCGCGCTTACGGCGACGTGACGGCCGCGCAGACCGTTGAAACGGACGGCAAGCTGCAGCTGCAGGTCCAGATCGATCCCACGCCCGAGCTGGTGGAACTGACCAAATCGCGCCAGAAGATTTATTCCTCGATCGAGGTCAATCCGAACTTCGCCAAGACTGGCAAGGCGTACCTGACCGGCCTGGCCGTCACCGACACGCCGGCCAGTTTGGGTACGGACACGCTGGAATTCTGCGCGCAACACCCGGATAAGCATCCGCTCGCCTTGCGCAAGACGACGCCCGAGTGCCTATTCACTTCGGCGCTGGAAACCGCCTTCGACTTCAGCGAAGAGCCCGAAGGTGAGCCGGTGAAGCTGTTCCAGCGTGTGCGCGAAATTCTCGGCCGCGCCAAGGGCATCGAGGCCGCGCAATTCAAGCAGATCGATGAAGCCATGACCGAGCTGGCCGAGCATTTCTCCGACGCCGGCACGAAGCTGCAGAAGCAAATCGACGCCCTCGTTGAGCGGCTGGAGGATTCGGTCAAGGGCTACGTCAAGACCGAGGATTTCAACGCGTTGAAGGAGCTGCTCGACAAGACTCCGCGCCAATTCACGCAACGCAAGCCTGCGACCGGCTCCGACAACACCGTGCTGGCCGACTTCTAATCGCCACCGGCCGAGTTCCGAAGCTGACCTCACTTCCAACACAGGACCACCATGCGTAACGCTACCCGCATCGTTTTCAACGCTTACCTCGCCCGTATCGCCGCCTTGAATGGCGTCGAGGACGCCACCAAGCAATTCAACGCCGATCCCAGCGTGCAACAGACCCTGGAAGACCGGATCCAGGAAAGCAGCAAGTTTCTGTCGCAGATCAACGTGATCGGCGTGCAGGATCAGCAAGGCCAGAAGCTTGGCTTGGGCGTGACCGGCCCCGCCTCGGCGCGCACGAACACGGACAACGGGCCGCGCTTGACGCGCGACCTGACCTCCATCGACCCCAACGGCTACAACTGCGTGCAGACGAATTTCGACACGCACATCAAGTTCGCCCAGCTCGACGCCTGGGCAAAGTTCGACGACTTCCAGCAGCGCATCTCGAATGCCCGCGTCATCCGGCAGCAGCTGGACCGGATCATGATCGGTTTCAACGGCACCAGCATCGCGGCCGATACCAACATCACGAACAATCCGCTGCTGCAAGACGTGAACAAGGGCTGGCTGCAGCAATACCGCGAGCACGCCCCGGATCGCGTCATGCACGAAGGCGTGCAAGGTTCCGGCAAGATTACGGTCGGGGCCGGCGGCGACTATGGCAACCTGGACGCCCTGGTCTACGACCTGTGCGAACTGCTGGACCCGTGGTATCGCGATGACACGCGCCTGGTCGCGCTGGTCAGCCGCGATCTGCTGCACGACAAGTATTTCCCGCTGGTCAACACCAGCGACAAGGCTACCGAGAAGGTAGCGGCCGACACGATTCTGAGCACCAAGCGCCTGGGTGGTCTGCCGGCGGTGCGCGTGCCCTACTTCGTCCCGGGCGGCGTGATGGTTACGGCATACGAGAACCTGTCGCTGTACTGGCAGGAAGGCGCGCGCCGCAGCCACGCGGTAGAGAAGCCCGAGCGCAGCCGCATCGAGTTCTACGAATCGTCGAACGATGCGTATGTCGTCGAAGACTACGGCTTCGGCGCGATGGCCGAAAACATTCAAATGGTCGAGGGCGAGTGACATGCGAAGCCCTGCGCAACGTCACCGTGAGCGCACGCTCGCGAAGCTGATTGCAGGGACTGCCCAGGCCGGCCAATTGGTGGCCTCGGGCACGATCTACGATCAGATGCTCGCCAAGCTGCTGACCGACATGCGGCGCTTGAAGGATATTCAGTCCGTCGAGCGCAAGATCGAGGTCAAAACTACCCTGGTCGCGGAGTACGACGACTACATCGACGGCGCGCTGCAGGGCGCATCCGGCGCGCAAGACGAGGTGGTCGCTACCCTGTGCGTCTGGAACATCGACGCCGGCCGGTTTGATCTGGCGCTGAAGATCGGGGCGTACCTGCTGACGCACCGCATCGCCTTGCCGGCGCGGTATTCCCGCAACGTGCAAACCACGCTGATCGATGAGATCGGCGGGGCGCTGCTGGCCGGCAAGGTGGAAGACGCGAAGCTGATGTACGAGATCGCGGACACCACCGAGCGTCTCACGCACGACCACGACGCGCCCGACCAGGCCCGCGCCAAGCTGCACAAGGCGATGGGGCTCGCGCTGCAGAAGCTTTCCGAAGACGGCCAGGCGCCCAACGCCCGGGCGTATGCGGAGCGCGCCTTGGCGCACTTCATTCGCGCGACCGAGCTCAACGCCAGCGTGGGTGTCAAGAAACAGATCGAGCGCCTGCAAACCCGCCTGAAGGATTCCGCCGGCTCTGCCGGATAACGAGCACCCCCTGTGCCCACGGCGGCGGGGGGCTGACGGTTCTTGATTGATCCCCGAAGCCCCCCCCACCGCCGTCCTTATTCCAGCCCCATGCCCTTCGCCGCCTTCGCCCCTTCGCCCGATCCAGAGACCAACCCCATCGTGCAGAACGATGGCTGGTGGCCCGACATCAATGTCGTGACGGCAATGGCGACGATGCGCCTGGATGGCACCGTCACCCAGCCGCGCATGGCCCATTCCCTCGCCGCCGCCATGCTGGAGATGAACATGGACGCGCCGGTCGCCGCCTGGGCCGCGCAGCAGCTCGCGGCTGGGGCCACCAAGCTGGAAGAGGTAGCGGCCCCCCAGGTGGGCGGAGAAAGCCGCTTGGTGTATCTGTACAAGCGCGCGGTGTACTCCTACGCGCAGGCCGACCTCATCGAGCGTTACGTCGATTACGACACCACCGCCTCCGGCGTGAAGAAGTCGGAGCTGCAGTGCGAAGCGCCCGACGATCACCGCCGCAATGGTCGCTGGGCGGCGCGGCAGTTGGTCGGCGAGCCGCGCAGCACCGTGGAGCTGATCTGATGAAGGTCTACGCCCGCCAGGATGACACCGTGGACGCCCTCTGCTATCGGGCATTCGGATTCACGGCCGGCCTGGTCGAGGCCACGCTCGACCTAAACCCCGGCCTTGCTGACCTGGGGCCGGTGCTGCCCGAGGGGACCGAAGTAGAGCTCCCGCAGGTGCAGTCCACCCCCGCCACAGCCCCCTCCGTCAAACTCTGGGATTGAACATGGCCGAACCCTCGACCCTAACGGCCGCCGCCGTCACCACCTCCGCAGGCGTGTCCATGGCATTCCTGCTGCCCTACGTCGACGCCACGGCGGTATTCGGCGCGTTCATGGGCGCTGCGGTGGTCGCCAGTACGAAAAAGGATGTGCGCGCCTGGACGCGCGTGACGACCTTCGTGATTTCGGCCATCTGCGGGTACTTCATGTCCCCGGAGATCATCAGCAAGACGATCATCGATCAATCGTTCACAGCCGCCTTCGTGGGCGCGCTGATGGTGGTCCCGATTTCGCTGACAGTGCTCGCACGCATCGATCAGCTCGACATCGGTGCCTTCATTCGGTCCCTGGGGAGCAAGCCCTGATGCCGCATCTTCTCGCCACAATCCTGCAAACCGTGCCTACCGCCACCGTGCTGGTCTACATCGCGACCGCGCTGCGCCTGCTGTGCTTTCGGCCGAACGGCGCGCGGCACCGCCACGGGCTGTCTGCCGCCGTCACCGTGCTGATCGCGGCCCTGACGTGCCGGGCCGCCGGCATCGTTCTCTACGTGCAGCCGGTTTCAGTGCCCGAGCTGATTATCGCGATCGCCCTCTGCCGCGCCGCCATGGCATCGCGCGGCAACTTGGCCCACCTACTTCGGAGTGCAATCGATGGCTGACATCCTTATCCTTGGCGCCACCGGCCGCGCCGTGAGCGACCTGCAGCAAATCCTTAGCCGCGCCGGTTTCAGCGTGGCGATGACCGGACTGTATGACGACGCGACCGCCCAGGCGGTGCGCGACGCCCAGGCCCGAGCTGGCTTGGTGCAGGACGGCAAGTGCGGCCCGAAAACCCGCGCCTACCTGATGGGCATGGAGACCGGAAAGCTGCTGCGCGAGCAGGATCTGCAGCGCGCGGCCGACACGCTGGATCTGCCCCTCGCTGCCGTGAAAGCGGTGAACAGCGTCGAGTCCCGTGGATCCGGCTTCCTGGCGGACGGCCGCGCCGTCATCCTGTTCGAGCGGCATGTCTTCTGGCAGCAGCTGCAGGCGGCCGGCATCGACCCGGCCGGCGTGAATGCGCCCGCCACGATTCTCTGCCCTGACCGGGGCGGGTATGCCGGCGGAACGGCCGAATACGCCCGCCTGGCCGCCGCGCGCCGCATCAACGAGGCCGCCGCCCTTTCGTCCGCGAGCTGGGGCCTGTTCCAGATCATGGGCTACCACTGGAAGGCCATGGGTTACGCCAGCGCGGCCGATTTCGTCGAGCAGATGCAGACGAGCGAAGGTGCCCAGCTCGACGCCTTCGTGCGGTTTCTGCAGGCCAACGGCTCCCTGCTCACCGCACTGCGGGCGCAGAAGTGGGCAGCGTTTGCCAAGGGATACAACGGTCCCGACTACGCGGCGAACCTGTATGACGTGAAGCTTGCCCGCGCGTTCGACCATTTCGACGCCACGCACAGCGCGGAGCAGCCAGCATGAGTGCCGCGGTGCTCGCCTTCCTGGGGCGCTTCGGCCCCTACATCGCATCCGGGCTGCTGGCGTGGGCCGTGTGGTCTCAACACGGCACCATCGCAGCGCAGGACACCGAGATCTCCGGCCTGAAAGAGCACGCCGCCGCCGTAGTAAAGCGCTTCGGCCAGATCAACGACGCCCAGGCCAAGGCCGACAAGAACACGCAAGACCTGCAGCGCGGCCAGGACCAGTTGCGCGGCGCGTTCTCGCAGCGCGAAATCGACATACGGAAGCTTCAACATGACACAAAAGAACTGCAGAGCTGGGCTGATCAGCCTTTGCCTGACGCTATTGTCCGGCTGCGCCAACGTCCAGCCATTACAGGATCTGCCGCCTATTCCCAGTACCTGTCCAGTCGTCAGCCCGTGCACGCTGTCGGCCAGCAGCCCGCAGACGGCGGGGGATCTGAACCTGCAGCTCGAACGGACGGAAAATGACTGGCATATCTGCGCGGCGCGCGTGGACAGCATCGTGAAGTGCCAATCCGAGCAGTCGACCGATGCAAAAGCCCGTTGATCTGCGCGCGTTCCTGACCGCCGCGCTGCCCGAATTCACCACGAACCCAGACAAACTGGAGATCTTCGTCGGCAAGGGCAAGCTGGTCAGCACCGGCACGCCGTCGCTTTCCTACGAATACCGCTACACGCTGACGCTGATCGCGGTGGACTACGCAGGGGAGCCGCACGCGCTGATGGTGCCGCTGCTTGTGTGGCTGCGCAGGAATCAGCCCGAAATCTTCGACAACCCCACGCAGCGGGCCGAGGCGATACGGTTCGAGGTGGACTACAACAACCACACCACCGTGGACTTCGAGATCGAGCTCGACCTCACCGAGCGCGTGGAAGTAGCCAAGGGCGCTGACGGCCGGCTGACCGTCACCTACCGGCCCGAGCCGATCAGCCCGGAACTGCCCGAGGAAGACGGCGAGCTGGCTGTGTGGTTCGAAGACAAGCAGATAGCGCCCCTGAAGCACAGCAGGTGGGATCCGATGCTATGAGCGACCTCGATCATGTCGCCAGCTGGGCGCACGCGCTGTTGGCGCGGCTGGACCCGGCTGCGCAGCGCCGCCTGAATCGCAAGGTGGCCGCCGACCTGCGCAAGGGCCAAGCCAAACGCATCGCCGCCCAGAAGAACCCGGACGGCTCGCCTTACGAGCCGCGCAAAGCCCGCCCGCAGAAGAAGAAAGGGTCGATCCGCAAGCGCGCCATGTTCCTGCGCCTTCGGACCTCGAAATTCTTGCGCACCACGGCATCCCCTACCGACCTGACCGTGGGCTTCATCGGCCGCGCATCGCGGATAGCGCGGGTACACCAAGACGGCCTGACCGACCAGGTCGCGCCCGGCGGCAAACGAGTGCGGTACGCCCGCCGTGGGCTGCTCGGCATGACGGACGCCGATATCGACATCGTTGCCGACTCACTGCTGCGGCACTTGGCAGAAGGCGACACGTAGCAGGGCAAACCACACTCGCGATTCCGTGCGCGCGCGAGGGCACACCGGCAAGATGGGCGGCATATGAACACCGCCGAAATTCTTCGCCTGCTGTCGAACCTGTTGCGCATCGGATACGTCGATGAGATCGACTACGACGCCCGCAAAGTGCGCGTCACGAGCGGCGAGAACACCACCGATTGGATCAGTTGGAAGGTGGATCGCGCCGGCACAACGCAGACCTGGGATCCCCCCACCCTGGGTGAACAGGTATTGCTCGCATCTCCCGAGGGCGAGCTGAACAATGCCATCGTCCTGATGAGCCTGTACAGCGATGGTCAGGACGCCCCCTCCAGTGATCCGCACAAGCACGTCCGCCTGTACCCGGACGGCGCGCGTATCGAATACGACTTCGGATCCGGCGAGCTCATGGCTACCGGCATCAACACCGCCCTGCTGCAGGTCAACCAGCTGACCACTGTTGACTGCCCGCTGACCGTCTTCAAGGGAAAGGTCGTGGTCGAAGACCTGTTTACGTACCAGGCCGGCATGAGCGGGACCAACAGCAAGGGCAACAAGACCTCAATCGAGGGCGACTTCATCCAGAAAAACGGCGTGCTCTCCAGTAATGACGTGGTGCTCGACACCCACGACCACGGCGGCGTGGTGCGCGGCGGCTCCAACACGGACGGACCGAACAAATGAGCTATGCCGGCATGAACGCCGAGACCGGCCGCTGGATGACTGGCATCGAGCACCTGTCGCAATCCGTGGTGAAGGTGCTGACCACCACCATCGGATCGCGAACCCAGCGCCGGCCATTCGGCAGCAAGGTGCCCGACCTCATCGACCAGCCCGGCCATCAGGCCACGTTGCTGCGCCTCTATGCGATGTCCGCAACCGCCGTTATGCGGTGGGAGCCCCGCGTAAGGGTGAAGCGCGTATCGGCCAGCGTCGACCCTGCCACGCCCGGCAGCTACGGGCTGACCGTCGAGGGCGAGGCCGACCTCGATGGCCGCATCCAACCATTCACCGCGACCGCTTCCATAGGGCAATAACATGGCCGCCGCCTTCACTCCGATCGACCTGTCCCTGCTGCCAGTGCCGGATGTGGTCGAAGTGCTCGACTACGAAACCATCCTGGCATCCCGCAAGGACGCGCTGCTTGCCCTGGTCGCGCCTGAGATACGCGCTGCGGTTGCGGCGACCCTGGCTCTGGAGTCCGAGCCGCTGACCATCCTGCTGGAAGAAAATGCGTCGCGCGAGCTCACCTGGCGCCAACGCGTGAACGACGCCTGCAAGGCTGTACTGGTGACCACTGCGGTAAAGGCCGACCTGGACAACCTGGCCGCGCACAACAACGTCAGCCGGCTGCTGGTGACCCCTGGCGACGACACGGCCTATCCACCGGTGCCGGCGGTCTACGAACTCGACGACTCGCTGCGCCAGCGCATCCCGGAAGCCTTCGAGGGAATGTCGGTGGCCGGCCCGCGCGGCGCGTACCTGTACCACGCGCGATCGGCCGATGGTGCGATCGCCGACATCAGCGCCATCTCGCCCACTCCGTGTCAGGTGAAGGTTTCCGTTCTGTCGCGCGACGGCGACGGCACGGCGTCACCCGAGCTGCTGGCGAAGGTAGAGGCGGCACTCGACATCGAGACCATCGTCCCCCTGTGCGACGAGGTAATCGTTCAGTCATCGCAGATCGTGCTCTTCGAGGTCAACGCGCAGCTTTTCCTGAAGAGTTCGGGCCCGGGCAATGCCGAGGCTGTCGCCGCCGCGATCGCGCGCGTGCAGGCCTTCGTCGGCCGCGCTCAGCGCCAGGGCGCATCCGTATGGAAAACCGCCCTCACCTCGCTGCTGCACGTCGAAGGCGTCGAGCATGTCCTGATGACGGATCCGCCCGAGGACATCCTGCTCACCGCCGAGCAGGCCGCGACCTGCACCGCCATCAACGTGACTGCCGCGCTGGATCCGACCGATGCCTAGCCGTCACATGCTCCCCGACAATGCCACGCCGTTAGAGCGCGGCACCGCCCTGGCCGCCGCCGACATCGAGCGCGTCGAGATCCCGCTACGCGCCCTCTGGGATCCCTACGCCTGCCCCGAGCCGTTCCTCGTTCACCTCGCTTCGGCTTGGTCGGTCGATCGTTGGGTCGATAGCTGGCCGGTCGACGTAAAGCGCCGTGTCATCGCCGAATCCTTCGGGCTGCACCAGCGCAAAGGCACCCGGGCGTCCATTCGTCGCGCCGTCGAGCCCTTGGGCTTCGTGGTGGAGTTCGTCGAGTGGTATCGCATGACGCCGCGCGGCGTGCCAGGCACCTTCCGGCTGTCCGTGGGCGTGCTGGACACCGGGATCACCGAAGAGCTGTACGGCGAGCTGGAACGCCTGATCGATGACGCCAAGCCGCTTAGCCGGCACCTGATCGGCTTGGCAATCACGATGCAGACCAGCGCCGCCGTGAATTACGCCGTCGCGGCGTATGACGGCGACACCATGACCGTTTACCCCTACATCCCCGAAGAGCTGGTCGCCACGGCTACCGCGTCGCCCGCCCTCGGCCAACACATCATCGACACCGTGACGGTATACCCATGACCCAACGATTCTTCGGCCTGCTGACCCAAGTCGGCGAAAACAAACAAGCCGCTGCCCAGGCGCTGAACCGCCTGGTGCAGATCACGCACATGGCGGTAGGCGATGCCAACGGCACCTCGCCGGTGCCCGACCGGCTGCAAACTGCCCTCATCCACGAGACGCGCCGCGCGCCGCTGAACACGCTCAAGCAAGACCCTGCAAACCCGAATTACCTCATCGCCGAGCAGGTTATCCCTGAAGATGCCGGCGGCTGGTACATCCGCGAGATCGGCCTCTACGACGCGGACGGCGACCTGGTAGCGGTGGCGAACTGTCCGGAAACGTACAAGCCGCTGCTGGCCGAAGGCTCTGGCCGCGCCCAGGTTGTGCGGCTGATCCTGATGGTCGCCAGCACCACCGCGTTTCAGCTCAAGATCGATCCCTCGGTCGTGCTCGCCACGCGCCAGTATGTCGACGATGGCCTCGCGCAGAAGCTGGACAAGACCGGAACCGCCGTCGCCGCCAATAGGCTCGCCTCGGGCCGGAAAATCGGTTTGAGCGGTGGCGCTACGGGCGCGGGCGTACTGTTCGATGGCACGGCCGACATTACCGTCGTTGTGTCGGACCTCGACATGAGCAAGGCGACCGCCGGCACCCTGGCCGTCGCCCGGGGCGGCACCGGCCTGGCCACGGTCGCCGCCGGGTCATACCTGCGCGGGGCCGGCACGGCTGCGATGGAGGCTCGCACCCCGGCCCAGGTATATGGCGACCTCGGTATCGCTTCGGCGATCTCTACGGCCATCGCGGCTTTGGTCGCCTCGTCCCCCGCCACGCTGGACACGCTGAACGAGATCGCCCAGGCGCTAGGCAACGATCCGAACTTCGCCACGACGATCACGAATCTGCTGGCCCTGAAAGCGCCGCTTGACTCCCCCAACCTAACCGGCACGCCGAAAGCACCCACCGCCGCCAAGAACGACAAGACCCTGCTGCTGGTCAACACCACGCACCTGCAAAACGCCCTTGCCGATTTCCCCCGTGCCTATTCGATCCTCGCGCTGCCGGGTAGCGACATAGGGCCGATCACGGTTATCGAGGCCTGCGAGGTCTGGACCTGGGTTCACACGGCCTATTTTGAGGGTTATCGGTCCCCACTCTGCGGCCGGCCGCTGGACGGTCATACCTTGGCACCGCTGGCGAGCGAAGTCGACGCCGTTGGCGGATTGCTGAGCAAGACCGCATACGCACGCCTGTGGGGTTATGCGCAGGAGAATGGCCTGACCGTAACCCCGGCTGTCTGGGCGTCCAACGTGGGCGCGCATTTCTTTGCCGATGTCGACGCCAACAACTTCCGCGTGCCGGATCTGCGCAATATGTTCCGCCGTTTCACAGGGACTGACGCTGACACTGCAAATGCGAGGGCCCTGGGCAGTCGCCAATTGGACGCGCTCCAGAATATCTATGGATCGATCCCAGGCAGCGGGACGCAAATC